TAAATTGTGCTTTCTCTATAGCCTCAGGAGTAGGAGGCTTTGGTTTCTGCAACTTAGAACTCTGAGGTATCAAAGTCGTCGGCGGCTTCACTTTCATAGAATTTACATGTGGACAGGTCGTAATCAAGATGGCAAGCTACTCCGACTTCTCCGCTGTAGCGATTTTTAAGTACTCGCACAGTCGTTGAAGATGATCCTCGATCCGCCTGCTGGTTCCGTTCAAGCGCAATAACTCCATCTGACAATTGAGCAATCGCTGCCGAACCTCGAAGTTGTCCGAGAGTGACTCGTGCTCCTTCTTCATGGTTTTGATCTGAATTGGTACGCCGCAAATGCGACACAAGGAACATGGCTACACCAGTTCGTTCAACCAGAGACCTAAGGTTGGTCATTGTCTGGTCAATCATTTTCCGTTCGTCACCATCAAGACCACTCAATAGAATGGAAAGGTGATCAACGAAGATTACTTTTGCATCAAGGCCACAGGCCAAGTATTCAATTCGGTTGTAAATCAGGTTAGGATCGAAAGAACCAAAACCATCAAACAGAAACAGGTTCCACTTAGCAAGAGTGTCGCTATAGACTCGTTCAAGCGTGGATCTTTCATGTTCTCCAATGTGAAGGGCTTGCCCGGAGGCAACAGACATCAGTCCGAGAGCTGTGCGGCGATTTGACTCTTCGAGAGCCAGGTATCCAACTCGTTCACCGGAACTAAGAAGGTGAGTTGCCAACTCTCTACAGAAGCTGGATTTACCAATGCCAGATCCTGCAGTAATTGTAACAAGCTCGCCGTATCGGATCCCGTGAAGTTTATTTTGTAATCCGGCGAAAGGGTAGTCATGATTGCAGGGAGGGCTAGGAGTGGTGACGAGATCTAGGAGATTTTTGCCATCAACGATCCCATCTGGACGGAAAGGTTTCGCATCCCAAATAGCGCGACAAATCGCCTCAGGGTCATTGGCAGAGAGGGCGTCTGACGCATCTTTGTAATCACCCTGGATCGATGCAATCTTGCACTTGCCAGGTGGCAATACGCTTGCTGCATCCTTCGCCGCTTGACGGCCTGGAGCGTCATTGTCGAAGAACAGGACAATCTCCGCATAACCCTGCAGCCATGGGAGAGACCGTTGAATCGACTTCTTGGCCGAACCGGAACCGCTAGGTATTGAAACCATCGGCCACCCCGACATAGCTTCGTAACATGAAGCCGCATCGAGTTCGCCTTCTGTAATGACGACTCGTTTTCCAGTGGCTGGAAATAGGTGTTGTCCAAAGAGGGCATTGGCTTGCTGACCTTCGTAGAAGAAGTCTTTGGTCTTGGTTCGGGTTTTGACACCACGCAGGATGCCAGACTCATCGAAGTAATGAAACCTTAGGCATTCACCATCTCGATAAATCTTGTACTTCTCACAAACTTTTTCACTGATGTTTCGCTTGTTGAGTCGTTGGGCAGAGCCTTGGAGTTGCACAGCTTTGACAGTGAAGGTTGTTTGTTCAGGTAAACCGTCTCCAGAGACGTAGTTGTGACACTTGTGACAAAAAGTGTGGCCATCGGTGTACAGCGCATTGGCATCCGATGAGCCGCAGTTATTGCACGGCAAGTGCCTGACAAACTCGCTCTCTGATTTCTCGGTATGCATCAGCTTGGTTGTCGTGGTACTTCAGCCAATCATCGATTGACATCAAGAAGCCAGCGATGATGTTAGCTGCATACTTGTCGTTGTCAGAGTCGACATCAGCCAGGATGTCACTGAACTGCTCTGCATAAAATTCTGCAGAACCATATTCAAGAGTGCTCATTTGTGAAGTTGGTGGATAAGAGCTTCATAGTCATCCAACGCATCCTCAAAGCCCTCGATAACATCCTGGGGAGAGGAGTGTTTATCGAGAGCCATAATGAGGTTGAACGCCAGATCTTTGATGACGGCTAGGTCAACCATTCGATTGGGATGGAGTGATAGGCACACCACTTGAAGTTGTTTTTCTCACACCAAGCGGCATACGTGGTTTTAGATCGTTTTTCGATCTTGTTATAAGGGGCTTGAAATACGAACCTAATATCCAGATCCGGGTTGGCCTTTTTAACGGCAACCATCTTCCTGCGGTCTTCAGGGGTAAGATGACCCTTGGTCTCCAAATAGACACCGTTGGGAAGCAAGAAATCTGGAGTGTAATTACATTGGAGTATGTATGGGACTTTTGTTGATTCGTACTCAAAGGAAACACCCAACTCATTGAGGAGTTGAGCGACTTTCTCTTCAAGTTTAGATCGCATTAAAACTCGTCGTCGTCGTCAACGGGAGTCGTAACGGAAACATTTGGTTCGCCAACCTTGAAACCTTTGGTTTGACCAAACAAGGCAGCAGCTTCCGTATCGTCGTAGTCACCTCGATCCACAGCAGCACCACCAGCACAGCTGATGACTTGCACAGCTTTGAGCACCAGGCGGGTGCCGACACTATCAGGGGTGGTGTAGGGCTTCTGGACGAAAGCAAGCTTCACCAGACTGCCGCTGTAGAGCGGGATTTCCTCTTTGATCGGAGTACCCTCTGAATCAACAATGGGGACAACCACATCAGGTTTCCAGCTAAAGCGGACCTGATACTGACCGTCACTCACACTTTCCCAGGGCTCAACCTTGACGGTTGCACGGTTGGGATTTTTATGTTTGGACTTTGCCCACTTGAGAAGCTCTTCACGATCTTGCTCAAGACGATCAACGATCTTTTCAGGGACAATAGCCTGCAGACCACGCTTACCAAACTTGCTTTCCTTGAAGAAGTTTTGATACCCCTCAAGAACAACAGGTTCAGTGACAATTGTGGGATTGGACATTAACAGAAGAAATAGGTGGAATTAATCACGGCCTCTGGCTCCAGATCTCCAATGATTGGAGGCTCTGTTTCCGCACCGATCTGAGCTGCAAAGTCACGCAGGTAATCGTGCTCTGCAAAGATATGCATGTAGGTTTCACGAACCACTGTCGACAGTTGCGACATGTCCGTAGCACGACACAATACGGAGTCGTGGATCACACTGAAGGGTGCATCAAACCTGATGAAAGACAGGTGCAAGATGGATGCATCTAGTGAATGAATGAGGTTGGGAGCTGTTGCTGCTTTGTGCCTGTTGATGTCCACCTCATTGGTGTCACCATCAGCAACAAGCAGGTCACAGGATCCAAGCAGCTGGAGCTGGATGCGAACCTTGTTGGGTTTCATCAGCCTTTGATTGACGACAAACCCACTGGGTGTTGTCCAGGTCAGCTTGGTTTTGCCTGCCTTGATGGCAGCAGAGACCTCATCTTCAATCCAACGCATCACCTTCATGGGACCAGGAACCACATGTTCCATGGCCTCTCGAACAGCTCTGACGGTTTGAGTCAAATCTTCTTTGCTGATCTGAATTCCTTTTTCTGCTAAAGCTTCTCGGATGTAACTCCGATTAGAAAAAGGTTTAGAGTTGTACGGCAACGTCATCACTACCTTCTTCACGGTTTTTCTATCCATGTATGTCTGGATAGATTCCGGGCAGTGGGGCTTGGCAGCCTCAGCAACAACCTTGTAGGCGTCCTGAGGGCAATCACTAGGTAGGACGTTGACCAGACGTGCAGTGCTGGCATCCCTCGCCAACCCCGCCAAGATCTGAAGACCTGAGCAGGTGGCATCGGTGGCGATGCAGAGCCCTGTGAAAGAACGGGTGCAGGCAAGCAAGCAGGCATGCATCTCTTCACAGGCAGCCAGGAATTGCCAAGGCTCTTCCGCTGCTTCCCAGTCACCAATGTTTGCTAGTGGATCGGTTGCGACCCTAGAGATCAGGGCATGGTTGTTGTCCGCCCAATCCAGGCGATCCTGGAGGGTGCTCTTGTCGAGCCCATAGGTGGTGGCGACTTGAAACTTCAACCAGTCCTCTGACTCGGGGGTCAAGAAGGCCTCCTCTGCAAAGCGCAGCAGGCTCTTGCCAAAGTCCGTGTCCTGGGGCGTGAGGAAGGCGGGAATGGGGTAAGCCCTTCCCCGATAGTCCGTGCTCCATGGCAAAAAGAAGCGGTCCTTGGTGGCAAACAAGCCCGCCACTTCCATGGTCATGCGGGTGCGGCAGCTCTTGCGAAAGACCTGCGCTTGTTGGTTCATGGCCTCAGCTGTACGACGCCTGTAGTCCTTGCGACTGTCGTAGTTCTCAGCGATGTCTGAGGGTTTCGGAGGCTTGGGCACCTCGTAGATGGGAATGAACTTCCCCACCTGGATGCCTCGCTCCATCAGCTGGAGGGCCACGCCATAGGTGAAGGGATTGACCTTGTAGGCCACCT